GAGTGGTTGAAGTTCGCTTTGCTCGCGCAGTTTCAACACATGATCACGGATCTGATTGAACAGATCTCGATCGCAGTTTTTCAGGAATTCTTCAATGAAAGCTGGTTCTCTGACCAGGGCCTGCGGAGTTTTAATTGTGACAATGCTGATGGCCAGACTTCGCACAGTGATTTCAGTCAGCTGTCTGAATGCTTGGTTCAGGGCAGCCATCTTGTCCGCTTCGGATATTGTGCTGTCAGGTATTACCTGCAACAGTTTTTGTTGTTCGTACTGCAATGCACTGTTGTCATTGAGATTTTTATAGCTCAAAGGACGGAAATAGATCTCCAAATCGCCATGTGCGATGTGTGCCGCGTAGTCAGGAGCTCGCAGGGCATCCAGCATGGTTCTCAAATCTATGGTGCGTTCTGACGTGTCGTTGCAGGCCGGGCATGTAGTTGCAAACTCCATGTCATGCCCGTAGCTGGCTATGCGTATGGCTATGAGAATGGTGTCTAGATCGATACCGGGCACTGCCCACGCATCTCGTATATTGGGCACGCAACTCTGTATCACGTTGACAGTGGCCTGTCCGTTGAACAAGGCATCTGGTGTGCGATAAGTTATCTCGTCAATAGCGGTCATAGGATATACCGGCAATTCGCCATTGGCTGGCATGTTTAAGGTGCCAGCAGGATAGTTCTGCCCGCCACTGGGCAACTTTATGTAGATGCTGGGTTGTCGGAAATACTGACTTAAAGGATTGCTCATTTTACCACCATAAATATTGTGCTAATACTTATACGTGGAAAACATGGACCCAAATGAATTACAAGCCGTATCCGAAGCCCTAGAACAACTGCGTCAAGGCGGCACTATTTCGGCTGAAACCTTGGCCAAACTGGGCGGCACTACTCAAAATGTCAACAAGGCCCTTGAAGGTTACACCAAACGACTCTTGGGTGTGACCACGGCCGTGGGTGGCATGGCCAAGCAAGTGGCCGACGGCGAAGGCAGTTTCAAATCTTTAGGTGGTGCTATTTCAGGATTGACCAGCGTGGTTGGAAAACTGGCCAGTGCCATACCCCTGGTAGGCGGTGCAGCCAAAGCACTAGCTGAAGGTGTAGGCGAAGCGGCCAAGTTTGTGTTGGATCAACTAGACACCATGGCCAAGAACTACCAGACTCTGGGCGATGCCAGTGCCACTGCAGCAGATGGAGTAGATGGATTACTGCGCCAATTCAACAACATGGGCAACTACAGCTTGCCGGCCTTTGCCAAAGCAGTAAAAGCCAATACCACAGGCCTAGCAGCACTCAGCGGCACAGCTGCCATGGGTGCTGAAGAGCTGGCCAAGGTATCAGGAGTATTGACCACCGGCGACACAGCCAGAAAGTTTTTAAAACTGGGCATAGGATTAGATGCTGTAGGAGATGCCACAGCACAGTACCTGGCTGACAGTGCCAGATATGGTATTACACAAGGCGCTACCACCGATCAACTGACCAAAAAAACTCAAGACTATATTGTAGAAGTTGACAAGATAGCCCGACTCACAGGACAGACCCGAGAACAACAACAACGAGAAGCACAGAAAAGTCTAGTTGATGCTAGATTCCGCGCCAAGCTGGCAGAAATGACAGCCAATGGACAAAAGGATCAAGCAGATCAGTTGAGATTGTACGTAGACGGGCTAGGAGGAGCTGCTGGAGATGCTGCTCGTGCCCTGGTCACAGGAATTCCGTTGACCAAGGAGGCTGCAGAAGCCAACTTGTTTACCGGTGATGCCCTTAGACAAAATACACAAGATATCATAGCAGGAAATAAAAGATCTGTACAGGCCATAGCCGACACTGAAGAAGCCATGTCAAGAGGAGCAGACACATTTGGTACTCTAGCCCAATACGGCAAAGATTTGGGCGGCCTCACTGTGCAGAGCTTGGATGCCAAGGCCAGAATACAAAACAAAACATCCTTGCAACGCCAGCAAGAAATTGCAGACGCTCAAGAAAAAACAGCCAATGCAGCAGGCAAGACCACAGAAGAACTCACCGACGCACAGTTGGCCACAGCTGGTGCCAGCAAAGATTTACAGAGTCTAGGCTTTAGCCTGGCCACCTACGCTGTGCCAGCGGTCAACAAGTTTGCCACGGCATTGCAGTCAGTAACCAGCAGCATGAACAAGTATCTTGGTGTAGGCGGTACAACATCAACTCCTGCCGGTGTGGATCGCGGTGCCGCTGGTGGCCCCAGAGCAGGCATGTCTGATTCTGAGCGTATTTTGGCCACTATTCGTCAACGTGAATCTGGAGGCAATTACACAGCACAAGCTAAGGGATCTTCAGCATCGGGTGCTTACCAGTTTATTGACAGTACCTGGCAAAACCTGACCAAAAAATATGGAATAGGTCAAGAGTTTGGCAAGGCCAAATTAGCTCCAAAAGAAATACAAGACGCTATTGCTCAAGCCTATGTTAAAGACATATTAAAAGAAGCCGGCGGCGACGTCAGCAAAGTACCGTTGGCCTGGTACACCGGAAACATCCAAGGCAAAATCAGTCAGTCAGCATTAGCAGCCAACAGCGGACTCACACCAGAAACCTATCAATCAAAATGGATGGGCGAGTACAACAAGATGCCAGCTGGCCCCGGTGGTTCTTATTCAAGCTCCATGTCGGGTGTCAGCTACAATTCGGCTGGATCTAGCACACAAGCACAGGCCAATGCTAATTCTGAAGAAGTTAGGTCTGTGAATCCAATGAAACAAATGATAACTCTGTTGACTGAATTGGTAAGAACTGAGCAACAAGCCACGGCCTATCAACGACAAATATTACAGAATAGCAAGGCATAGCCGCTAAATATACTACCATGGCAGACAACGACAACAACCGCAAGCGCGGCTGGAAAAAGTATTTTAAAGTAGCCAACACTGGCGGACAACTCAGCCCAATTTCAGGTCAAAATCAATTTGGCCTGCCCAACTATCCCAGACAAACTGGCGTGGGTTATTCCGACGGCACCGGCACACCCAATGACTTTGCGTTCCGCAACTATGCGTCACGCTTGCCTGAAGTCTACAGCGGACATCCCAACCGTATTGAACGCTACAATCAGTACGAAAACATGGACTGCGATTCAGAAGTCAATGCCTGTTTAGATATCATAGCTGAATTCTCGACGCAGATCAATCCTGACAACAAAACTCCGTTTGACATTGTGTTCAACGACAAGCCCACAGATCACGAAGTGGAAATCATCAAAAAACAACTGCAACAGTGGACCAAGTTAAACCAACTGGATCAGAGAATATTCAAACTGTTCCGCAACACCATCAAGTACGGTGACCAGGTGTTTGTGCGTGATCCAGAAACCTTTGAAATGATGTGGGTGGACATGGTCAAGGTAGCACGAGTCATAGTCAACGAAAGCGAAGGCAAGCGTCCAGAACAGTACATCATTAGAGATATCAACCCCAATTTCCAAAACATGAGCGTGGCACAAAAGACCACGTCAGACTACTATGTAAGCCGGGCCACTGGCTCTGCAGGACAAAACAACTACACAGCACCCAACGGTGGTGGATATGGTGGCGCCGGCGGCGGCACTGGCAACAGCAGATTCACACAGGCCATGAACGAAACCTGTATTGATGCCCGACATGTGGTGCATCTCAGCTTGAACGAAGGACTGGATTTCTTTTGGCCATTTGGACAGAGCATCCTGGAAAACATATTCAAAGTGTTCAAACAAAAAGAACTGCTAGAAGATTCAGTGCTGATCTATCGTGTGCAACGTGCTCCAGAACGCAGGATATTCAAGATTGACGTGGGCAACATGCCCAGCCACATGGCCATGCAGTTTGTGGAACGTGTCAAAAACGAAATGCATCAGCGCAGGATTCCTACCAACACTGGTGGTGGCGCCAACATGATGGATGCCAGTTACAATCCACTCAGCATCAACGAAGACTACTTTTTCCCAGTCACAGCCGAAGGTCGCGGATCAGACGTGACCACTTTGCCTGGCGGTGCCAATCTGGGCGAAATTGATGACTTGAAATACTTCAACAACAAAATGGCCCGTGGTTTACGTGTGCCGTCAAGCTACCTACCCACTGGACCTGACGACTCGGATCGTGCCATGAACGACGGTCGTGTGGGCACAGCCTTGATCCAAGAATACCGTTTCAACCAGTACTGCATGCGCCTGCAACGTGCGATCATGCAGAAGTTGGA